AAATGAAAATGCAATAAAACAGTCAGTTAGGAATCTTTTACTGACTCAATTTGGTGAACGTCCTTTCCAAGACAAAATTGGGTCTCAGGTTAGGATGCTTTTATTTGAACCATGGGATCCATTCTCAGTGGACTCTATGAAAAATGAGATATATAATTGTTTGGCACGACTAGAACCAAGAATTCAAGTCACTGGTGTAAACGTTCGTGATGATTCCGATATAAATTCAGTACAAGTATCGATAAACTACACTATTGTTGGAGAGCAATTAGTGCAAAACGTCGATTTTCTCTTAGAGAAGGCATAAAATGGCAGCCATTCCATCACAATTAACGTCGTTAGACTTCTTTGAAATCAAAGAATCAATCAGATCTTACCTAAGAACTAGAAAAGAGTTCTCAGATTACGATTTTGAGGGTAGTTCTGCTTCATATTTGATTGATATACTAGCGTATAACACATACTATACTGCCTTTAACGCTAATATGGCGTTGAATGAAGCATTTTTAGAGACTGCAACGGTTAGAGATAACATTGTAAGGATCGCAAAGCAGTTAAATTACACTCCAAGGTCAGTAAAGGCACCTAGGGCATGTGTAAGAATGGTTGCACAGACAACGACATCACTAAATGGTACTACTTTTCCAGAGTTTGCTACCTTAAAGAAAGGCGATGTCTTTGTTGCAGAGAATGATTTTGATGCTTATACCTTTGCATTGACAAATGACATTCAAGTGTCTGTTGATAGTAGCACTGGTAAGGCAACTTTTGATAATGTCTTGGTTTATCAAGGAAATTTGATGACCTATAATTACACAGTTGACTATACTAAGAAGCAAGATTACATTATTCCTGATGAAAATGTAGATACTGCTCTTTTATCAGTAGATATTTCTCCAACTGCTCAATCTGCTGAGAAAGATACCTATAGTCTTGCTAGAAATGTCACAAATGCTGATGGTACTTCTAGAATTTACTATTTGGAAGAGACAGATGACCTTAGATATCGTCTAGTTTTTGGTGATGGGTCAATTGGACGTAAATTAATTGATGGTGAATACATTACTATCACATATGTGTCTACAGATGGGGTAGAAGCCAACGGTGCAAAGGGTTTTGACTTTGTTGGTAACGTTATTGATAGCGATCTAAGGGTTATTGCACCTTCTAAGGTAAGTTTGACCACAAAAGATGCTGCTCAAGACGGTGAAAATCGTGAATCACCCCTTTCAGTCAAGTTTAGAGCACCTAGAGCGTATGCTACCCAGAATAGGGCGGTTACCGAGAATGATTTTGAGCATATTGTCTCTGAAATCTATCCTCAAGCAGCATCAGTGACTGCTTTTGGTGGTGAAAAGTTATCTCCACCTGTTTATGGTAAAGTTTACGTTGCAATTCGACCAAAAACAGGAAATAAACTTAATGAAACGACAAAACAGAAGATTAAGAAGGATTTATTAAAGTATTCTGTTGCTTCTATTGAGCCAGTCATCATTGACCCAACATCTTACTACGTTATACCTAAATCTTACGTTTATTTCAATGGAAATGATACTAATTTGACTGGATCTGAGTTAGGCACTAAGGTTTTACAAGGAATTGACCAATTTAACAAAAATGGTCAAACAAATAGGTTTGGTGGACGTATTGATGGATCCAAATTTGGATCTATGGTTGATAATGCTGATACTAGCATTGCTGGTAACGTTACCCAAATGACTTTAGGTCAAAATCTTGATAAATTCACTTTTGGTAATGTATTTACTCAATGTTTAGATTTTGGTAATCCACTTTATGATCCATCTGGTTATGCTGGCACTCCTGACTCTGGATCTGGTGGTGATGGTGACAATGGGGATGATGGAACTGGTAATAAGTGTAAACCAAACTTCTCTGTAGTTAAATCAGGCACATTTTATGCTACTGGTTATACTGAAGACCTTGTAAACCTCACTTTAAGTGATGGGGCAACCTCTGCTGCTGTAGCATCTCCTGGTTTGTCCACAAATCAAACTAATCAGGTCTTGGTACCTGTAAATATAAGAGATGACGGTCAAGGTAACTTACTTATGGTTACAACTAGAGATGAGACCGAATTGGTATTGAATCCTTCTGTAGGAAGTGTAGATTATGGCACTGGACAAGTCTGTGTTGGTCCTGTAGCGATTCAAGGCACTCCAGATGATACTACAAGACTCCCAATTCAAGTATTACCTGCTGGTGGATCCATAACCATCCCACCAGGAGTTGACCCAACAATATTTAATCCAGCAGTCAATCCAATTGACTATACAATCAACGATGTTGCTATTCCAACCTTCGATCCGAATAACTTTAGTGGTTATAACTTCGGTGACACAACTGGCATAAATATCATTGATTATCCAACGGATACTTTTGACTATCCAACTAGCGATTCCTGTTTCTAAGATAGATGCCAATTACGAAGAATATAAACGTCTCTGATAGGGTCGAAAATCAGTTACCTGAGTTTATTCGCCACGAAGACAGACAACTAGTCAACTTCCTGTTTGAATACTATAAATCTCAGGAAAAAACAGGTAGACCTTACGATATACTCAATAATTTATTGAGATATCTCGATCTAGATAGCTATACCTCTGAGCAGCTTGCAAGTGCAACGAATTTGCTCAAGGATATTGGTGTGTACGATAATAAGATTGAAATTGAGGGTATAGATGGATTCCAGGAGCAAAATGGCTCCATAATGATTGATAATGAAGTAATTTACTATGAAAGGGTCACTCGTGGTCCTGATGTTATCATTACTCCAGGAATTTCGTATCCACAGTTTAATAAGAAGAAGCAACAGCTAGAAAACCCATTTTCACTCTTTGATGGAGTCGAAACTACCTTCCCACTAAGCTTTTTAGGTACTCCAGTTGCTCCTCCTTCAGCAGAGCACTTAATTGTCATTGCTTACAATGTAATGATGATACCAAACGTAGATTACTTCGTTGAAGGGTTTAATATACGTTTTGCAGAAGCACCTAGAGATCAAATTGGTGCAGATAACTCAGAATTTACTTCAATCACTTATTTGGTTGGATATTCTGATCAAGTCATCAAAACTGCGGATTCTATCCCTTATCAAGAGTGGGAAGGCACAAAATATTACCCATTAAGGATTGCGACACAATCTTATACTCCAACATCTGCAATTGGGCTAATAATTAAGAAAAATAATAGATTACAAGTACCATATGAAGATTTTACCGTTTTTGAAGATAAAGTTGTTTTCAAAAATGAAATTGGAGCTGCTGACGCTATTCATATTAGGTCTGTTGAATATAATGCTCCTTCTTATGGATCTGGAGCCTCAGCAATTGCTAAGGTTGCTGACGATGGCACAATTGAGTCTTTAATCGCCAAATCTGGTGGATCTAAGTATAGACTTGACTTTGCACCTAAAGTTACTATTACAAGTAAGGTTGGAGAGAATTCAACTGCTAGATCATTAATTGGTGGTATAAAAGACATCAATTTGATTGATGGTGGTCAAGGTTACTCAACATACAACCCACCAATCCCTGTTGTTGCTGGACCTACTGATCCTAACGGCACACCAGCTAAATTATCACTTACAGTCAATGATACGACTGGAATGGTTGATAGTTTGACTATTACTAATAGTGGTAGTGGTTATGACTTCATTCCTGCCATATCGTTTAAAAATCCTGGTGGTGCAATCATTGATGGTCCTACTATTGACTCTGAGGGAAGAATTAATATAGGAAGTATCACTGTTACCGAAATGGGTAGTGGATATAGCAATCCACCTATAGTTTACATCGATAGTGCTCCTGATGGTGGTATTAATGCTCAAGCGATATCCAGAATCAACCAAGACGGTCAAGTATACGAAATATCTATTACCAATCGTGGTAGAGGGTATGCTACTCCTCCTCGTGTGGCAATTATTAATCCTATTGGTGCTCAAGTACTTGATGTCACTGTAGCATCTGGATCAGTAACAAATATTGAAATGTTAACTGGTGGTCAAGGATATACTGATGCACCTTCTGTTTATATCGTAGATGATAGAAAAGACGGATATGGAGAGCCTATAGGTGGCACAGGAGCAGAAGCTGCTGCTACTATCTTTAACGGTGAAATTACAGACATTAATATCACTAGTTTTGGATCTGGATACTCAGAATCAGAACCTCCTAAAATATACATTGCAGAACCAAAAGCAGCAAGGGCATCTGTAGATGTTGGGTTTGATCAAGTAACAGGATTCGATATACAGGAGTATGGATCAAGATACACTTCTAGTGCCTTCCTAGGGTGCTCTAGAGGCGTTTCTGGACCTGTTGCTTACGATAACCTTCATAATGAGGTATATGCTGGAGAAGCAGCATTAAGGCAGTCAAATCACGTTGCAGGTACAAATGTAACTAACCTTGACTCTCTATTCATTAAAGAAGTATTTGATAAGTTTAGAAGACAGTATCTTCCAACCTTAGACATTGATTTTGGTAAAGTTAACCCAGTTCAGGTTATCAAAAACATTACTGACTTCTATATCTCAAAAGGTACGAAGTTAGCAACTCAATATCTCTTTAAAATCCTATTTGGAGAAGATGTTGATCTTTACTATCCAAAAGACGAAA